CTTACATACATACAAGCTATTTAGATAACATAGATAACTTACCTAAAGATTACTTAGCAGACTTTAGACAGCTTAAGATTAACAATCCTAGAAAGTATGAGCATATCGTAATGGGTGGCTGGTTAGAGAAAGCAGAGGGTGTAGTATTTACTAATTGGAAGTTTGGCAGTTTCAATCCTAATGAGTTACAGACATCTTGTGGAATGGACTTTGGATTTAGTGTTGACCCAGATACACTAACAGAAGTAGCAATAGATAAAGCTAGAATGATTATCTACGTTAAAGAACATATCTACAGTAACGGACTTAATACACCTCTCTTAGCTCAAATGGTTACTTCTAAGGTAGGTAGTAAGTTAATTATAGCAGATAGTGCAGAGCCAAGACTTATAAGTGATTTAAAAGCAAAAGGTGTAAATGTTCGAGCTGTAAAGAAAGGAACTATTGAGAGTGGTATAACTCGTATGCAAGACTATCAGATTATAGTAGAGCCTAACAGTAAGAATATAGCTAAGGAACTAAACAACTATCAGTATTCAGATAAGGGTAGTAAGCTTTATGTAGACGATTATAACCATGCTATTGATGGAATCCGTTATAACATTATACACCACTTAGACAATCCAACAGCTGGACAATATTTCATAAGTTAAAAAGGGTAGACAATTATAGCCTACCCTTTATCTTAACAAACCGAAATGTTAATTTTGCGTTCTATTCTAAAGGAAGCGCCCTCCCTATTCTTATACGTTACAAAGTGCTATAAACCCTATTAAGATTCCACTTGTTATTATTATTTTGATTAGTTTCATATTGTAAAGATAACATAATTTTGATACGAAGTACATTTTTTAAGTATAAAAGTTATTTAACTAATGAGAGCAACTATAACAATTCCAGATAACCTTAACGAGATAACACTTAAACAGTATAAGAGATTCTTAGAGGTTACTAAAGACTTAGAAGGGGAGTTTTACAAGCAAAGGTTTGTAGAGATTCTTTGTGGTATTCCTTTTGGCAAGGTTAAACTAATGAAGCAGATAGATATAAACTCTATCGTTAAAGATGTAACAGCTATGCTAGATAGTGATGCTGCTTTTACTAATGTATTCAGTATACAAACACAAGAGCTTGGCTTTATTCCAGAGTTAGAAGCAATGACTAGTGGAGAGTATGCAGATTTAACTACTTACATAGCAGACTGGAGTACAATGCACAAAGCTATGGCAGTACTTTATAGACCTGTAATACGTAAAGATAAAGATAACTACTCTATAATGGAATACAATGGCACAGAGCTAACAGCAGACCTTATGGATTTTATGCCCTTGGGTGTAGTAATGGGTGCAATGTTTTTTTTTTACACTTTAACAAACGACTTACTGAGCGCTATCCAACTCTCTATGGAGGAGGAGTTGAAGGAAGTGAAGAAGGAGCTTACAGCGAGTCAGTCCAATTTGGAAAGAAGTGGGGGTGGTATCAGCACTTTTATACACTCGCAGATGGAAAGTTTGAAGGGATTGACAAAGCGACAAAGCAAAACATAAATGAGTGCTTAACATTCCTTAGTTTTGAGAAGGAAAGAATAGAGATAGAAAATAGAATGATTAAAAAAAACCTTAAGTAATGCAAGCATACTATAATATACTAGAAACAATTAAAGACTCTTTACAGTCAGATATTAACGTTAACACAGTAACCACAGGAGATATATTTGATGTAGACTTAGCTAAACAAACTATCTTCCCTTTATCTCATCTTATGGTTAACTCTGCAACTAAAACAGGTAACATATATACTTTTAATATGAGTGTTATGCTTATGGATATTGTAGATATATCTAACGAAGAAACTACAGACAAATTCAGAGGTAACGATAACGAACAAGACGTTTTAAACACTCAATTAGCAGTTGGAGCTAGATTAGTTGAAGTATTAGAAAGAGGCGCTCTAAGGAACTCTAACTATGCTTTAAATGGCTCTCCTACATTTGAGCCGTTCACAGAAAGATTTGAGAATTACCTAGCTGGGTGGGCGCTAACTTTTAGTGTAGATATTCCTAACGATATGACAATATGCTAGAGGAGTTACAAAAGGAGCTTAGTAAGTTTGGCAAGGAAGTTATAAAGCAGTCACGTGCTAACTTAACTCGTATGCAGCACAAAGATACTAACGAACTTTACAATTCTTTGAAGTTTGAGTCTAAGGTAAGTAAAAACTCTTTTAGCTTCGACTTTCTAATGGAAGAATACGGAGCTTATAATGATAAAGGAGTTAAGGGAAATAACAGCAGTTCAAGAGCGCCAAAATCTCCGTTTAGATTTGGTAGTGGTAGACATAAGATAGGTAAAGCTAATGGTGGTATGAGTGGTATCATGGCGAAGTGGGCAAGACGTAAAGGATTCCAATGGAAAGATAAGAAGTCTGGTAAGTTTATGAGTCACAAGAGCATGGGGTATTTAATAGCTAGAAGTATTTACAGCAAAGGTATGAAGCCAAGCTTATTCTTTACTAAACCTTTTGAGAAAGCATTTAAGAGATTACCAGATGAGCTAGTAGAGAAGTTTGGACTAGACGTAGAGGAATTTATGAAACATACATTAAATAAGAAATAATGGCAACAGCAATTTATACACGTTCACCTAGATTCATAAGTCAAGTAGGAACGATTAATCAAGATGTAAGAGTAGACTTATTCATTTGGAACTCTCCAGATAGTATACCAACTACAGCTACTATAAGCTTATCTAAGCCTATACCATCTTCTGTGGTTACTACAGTAAACTTTGACATATCTCCTTACATTAGAGAGTATATTAACTTCATTACATTTGAGCCAATGGTTACTACTGCTGTTTATGAGAAAGAAGCACCTGTAGGAGAGTATGCTTATTGTACAGCTAAGACTTACTTAGACGATGTCTTACAAACTACTGATGAGTTCATAGCTTTTGATGGTTACGGTTACTTCTTAGATGGTAACAATCCAACAGTACCTAGTGTTCTAAATGATGAAGGGACATTCTATATTAAAGAGGGTAATAATTCAGAAGGCTCTATAACTATATTTGATGACTCTGCAGACGTTATTACAGTAGGTTACACTAACTTAAGAACAGGCTTTTCAGTAGCTACTATTACTAAGACTTTTGATGTGGCTTGCTTTCCTAATGTATATGAAACTCTATTAGAAGATGGTAATAGAGTAGATATTTATAGGAATTTAACACTAGAAAAGACTTTATACTTTGAAGCAGTATGTGAGAATAAGTTTGATGTGATTAAATGCGACTTTGTAAATCGTTACGGAGTTTGGGATAGAATAAACTTCTTTAAGGTTTCTAAGTCTAAGTTTGATGTAAACTCTAAGGAGTATAACTTAATGCCTTCATCTTTAGATTATAACGTAGGCTCTAACATTAAACAAAGCTTTAATACAAACGGTAACGATTCTATCTCATGTAATACAGGTTGGGTAAATGATAACTATGGCGAAGTTATTAAACAACTTATGCTAAGCGAAGAAGTTAGATTAGACAACGTACCTGTAAAAGTAATGTCTAAGAGTACAGATTTAAAACTAGGTATTAACGATAAGAATATCAATTATAAGATTGACTTTGCTTATTCTTTTAACACTCTAAACTATATTGTATAATGCGAACTGTTCAAATTTATGTAAACGATATTAGACTAGATTTATTCCAAGATGAAAAGATAGAAGTTACTTCTAGTACTCAAAATATTCAAGACATTAGTAAAGTATTTACAGACTTCTCACAAAGCTTCACTATACCAGCTTCTAAAGTTAACAATGGTATATTTGACCACTACTATAACAATGATGTAAACGGAACGTTCTCAGCTAAGAATAGAGTAGATGCTAGAATAGAAATTAACCACACTCCATTTAGAGTTGGTAAGATACAACTAGAGGGTGCTGAAATTAAGAATAATAAAGCAGAGTCTTACAAGATTACATTCTTTGGAGATGTAGTTACTCTTAAAGATAACTTCGGAGAAGATAAGCTACAGGATTTAGACTACTCATCTATACAAACAGAGTATAATGGTGCAGAGGTTTTGGCAAGTTTAACAAGCACTACAGACGACGATATACGTTACCCATTAATAAGTAGTAACAATCCTTGGAATTATGGAGCTGGTGGCTCTTACGATATTAGCTCTGCTTCTTCTCCTATGAGTTTTAATGAGTTGTTTCCAGCAGTAAGAGTAGCAAAGATATTTGAGATTATAGCAGCACAATATAACCTAATATTTACAGGTAACTTTTTAAGTGATACTAGATTCACAAATATGTTTACTTGGTGGAAGAATAAGAAAACTGCTAGATTTGACTTAGAGCCAGAAAGAATAACTTTTAACAATGCTACAGAAGCAGTTTTCACAGATGACTTCGTAAGGTTTGAATACCAATCTCCTAAGTCTTATACACCCTTTGGCTATGATGCTGCTTTTACTACTAATGGTTATTTTAGACTGAACTTATACCACTACTGTGACGATGTAGGAGCTACTTATTATATAGATGTTTATGCTAGGCATGTCTCAGAGTCACAAGCTACTTTACAGTATACTATGACTTTTAATGTAACTTCTGCTGGTAGTCAAGGTACAGGGCAATTCGATACAAGAGTTAACAATATTTCTACAGACTATTACTACTCTTATCAGATTAGAAGTTCTACGGCTGTTACTGTTTACGATGTCAACTTGAAGTATACTCATTATTTTACTGCTAGAGTATCTGCTGCAACACCGACAGAAGCTTTTGAAGTTGAGACTTGGTGTAATTTACCTAATGTAGATAACCCTTTCATATTGTCAGCATTTACAGACCTAAATAACACAGCTCCAGATATGAAAGTAGCTGATTACTTTAGTGGAATACTAAAAGAGTTTAACTTAACCTGTACACCATTACAAGATAGCACAACGTTTCAAATTGAGCCTTTAGATGAGTGGTACGACTACGGAGGAGAAATAGATATTACACCTTACACAATTATAGATTCTATTAAGGTAGACAGACCTAAACTTTATAAGTCAATTTCTTTTGAGTGGCAGAAGTCTAAGTCTTTCATTAATGAGGAGTTCTTTGGAGAGTATGGTAGAGAGTACGGAAGCTTAAAGAGTACCTTTGATTACGATGGTGGAGATTTTAAGATTAAACTACCATTTGAAAACTTATATTTTAATAAATTCACAGATACGAATATACAGGTAGCTTATGCTATGACAGATTCCTTAATAGATAAGGGGTATATTCCTAAAGTTTGTAATTTGTACCTAGATAATAGTACAGATTGTAGCTTCTATTTTAACGATGGTAATACAACTACAGAGGTAACCTCTTATGTACCTTTAGGGCAAGATACAGTATACAATGGAGATAATTACTCATCTAACTTTGGCTTAGATGTTAGTACACTTAAAAATATTAGTATACCTAACTCATTATACCAGACTTACTACGAGCCATATCTACTTAACTTGTTTAACGATAAAACTAGAATGGTTAAGCTAGACTGTATGTTACCTTTAGAAGTTCTTACAGAGTTAACCTTAGACGATACTATAATACTTAGAGATAAGAAGTATAGAATTAATACAATGAAAACAGACTTAACCAGTGGCATGGTTAGTTTAGAATTACTAAGCGATTTTACAGAGGGTGCTACAACACAAGCTAGAACTATAAATGTTATTAGTGCTGGAGAAGTATTATTGGCACCTGTACAAGCTATTAAGCCACAGAGTGGAGGTTACTATACAATTACAGATACGTCTACAGAAGCTTCTTTTATTACACCTTCTGTAACTTTACCTTACACCTCATCGGCACAGGGCATTATAACATTCACAGCTTCTGCCAATACAACAGGAATTACTAGAACTAATCAATTTACAATAACATACTATAATGCTAACGGAGATGTTATTAGAGCTACGGTTTTTAACTATGTACAAGACTTTGAGAGAAATTACTTATTAAGAGAAGATGCTTTCACTATAATGTTACCTAGTAAAATATTAACGAATACATTTGACGGAATACTATTATGATAGAACAATTATTAGAGCTACTAAGCACAGATGACTTTTTAGGTAGAAGTGAAGCTATAGATATAGCCAAAGGAAAGTATAAAATACCTAGTACATTTAAGGAGATAAGAACTAAACATAAAAGAAAGAAAGCATGGCTATCAAAAAAACAATAGAGTTAGATGTAAATACTAAAGCTGGACTTAAAGCAATGGATGAGCTAGGCTTATCTTTTGAAGAAGCGTTCACAGAAGCCGACAATTTAAGTGGGCAAATAGGAGAGTTAGAAGATGCTTTATATAGTATGGCTGCTGCTGGGCAACAAAACACACAGGAGTACAAAGATTTGTCTGCTCAAATTGGTGTTTATAAAAAAGTAATTATAGATACTGATATGCAAGTTGACGCCATGTCACAAACTACATCCCAGAATTTAGGTGGTGCTTTGTCTGGTATTACTGCTGGTTTTGAGTTAGGCGCTGGAGCAATGGGTGCTTTTGGAGTAGATAGTGCAAAGGTAGAAGAGGCACTATTAAGAGTACAGAGTGCTATGGCTATCTCGCAAGGTATCCAAGGGATTCGAGAATCTATACCAGCATTTAAGAGAATGAAAAATGCCATAATGGCTAATACTGTAGTGCAAAAAATCTTTAACGCTGTAATGAAAGCCAATCCTATTGGTTTAATTGTCGTTGCTATAACAGCTTTAATTGCTGCTGGTTATGCTCTAGTTAAAATGTTCAATATCTTTGGAGAGGAGCAAGAGAGTGCAGCAGAATCCTCAGCTAGATTGACTTCTGAATTAGAGAAGCAAGATAAAGCAATGGAGAAAGCCAATGCTAATAGAGAAAGAGAGCATAATCAAAAGATGCGTAGATTAGACATTGAAGAAGCTTCCGAGAGAGATAGATTAGCTGCTGTATTAGATAACTTAGATAAAGAGCAAGAGGGCAGAAAAGAGGATTTACAAAATACTAAACAAGCTCTAAAAGATTTAAGAATAGAAAAGGACAAAGCTAGAGAAGAAGGGGAATGGGAATTAGCGAAAGAGATACAAGACCAACTAAAAGCTAAGAGAGAGAGTTATAACGAATTAGTTATATTAGTTCAAGACCATAAACAAAATGTACTAGATACTACACAAGAGGGCAATAAGAAAATAGAAGCAGAGGAGAGTTCTTCACAAAGTGAAAGAGTATCTAGGTATAGAGAGTTCTTAGCAAAGAAGAAAGAGTTAGAAGATACAGCGTTAGCAGTAGCTAGAGAAATAGAAGCTGGTAGGATTGAACTAATGGAGGATGGCTTCGAGAAAGAAACCGAAACTATTAGAAACAAATTCTTAATTCAAAGAGAAGATTTACTAGCTAATGAAAAGCTAACACAGTCACAGAAAGCACAGCTACAATTACTTCATGATAAGCAAGAAGCAGAAGCTTTACTAGTTGTTAACGATGCTAAAATAGCAGCAGAGATAGAAGCACGTAAAAAGCTAGACAAAGAAATGTTTGAAGCTATTGAAGAGCCAGATGCACCTGTAGACGATTTAGAGGGTGCTGATGTTCTACCCGAAGAGATTAGAATGAGTAGACTCGAACTACTTAAAGATGAGTATAGAAAGAGAGATGAAGAAAGCGAAGCAGAGCATTTAGCGAGAATAGAAGAACTTAA